CAGGATTACTAAATTTTTGATTATATTCTAAATTATTTTCTGTATAATTTGATTTTTCTGAACGTTCTTTTTCTTTTCCAGTTAGTAAACTTCTAAAATCATTTATTTGAGTATCACCTGCACCTCTAGTTGGTATATTACCATATGCAAGAGTTTCATACTGTTTTATAATATCTGATGTTTCTAATTTTTCTATAGGATGTGATTCACCATCTGTATTTTTATTACCAGGATTATATCCTTCATTAGATTTTTTACCTAAATTAGTTGAATCTGCAAATTCTTTTAAATCACCTGGTTTACTACTTCCCTCATAATACTTTTCTTCAGTATTATATATTCTACCATCTGGTGATGTTGGTTTTTTTAATTCTTTTGGTAATTTTTTATCTAAATAATCTTTTTTATCAACATCAGATGGAGTAGATATTTCGTTTTTATCTGCTAATTCGGTTTTATCTCTATCAAATGGAACACCCTCATCTGGTTTGTATTGTTTTTGATAAGTGTTTCCTTCAAATTTGGTTTTTAGGGTATTTTCTCCTAATGAGTTTGCACCTAAACCTACCGCTAATCCATATAATGATTGAGGACCACCACTAAATGCATTTTTTAATTTAGCAAGTCCTTTTACCGCCTCATCTACACCTTTTGTTATACCACCAGTTGTTGAGAATGTATTGGCCCATAAATTTCCTAATCGATTTGCTAAAGGGCCTTTGGTTAAGGTTATATCATCTATTTGGGCTACCTTTTTTATATTTTGAACTTCTGTATAACCACCTGTTAGTGGGTCGAATGGAGTAATACCATGTCTCCTATGTCTAATACCTGTATGTTGTGTTAGAACATTTGCTAATAAGTTTACAGGTGTCCATGTTTTTGTGAGTCGTGGCCCTGCATTAAATGGTAATCCAGTTTCTACATTTGGATTTGATGCTTGTAAACCTAATTGTTTAACACCCCATAATAAACCTTCTACAGATGCCATCCATGCACCGATTCTTGCAACATCTACTGCAGCTCTTACAGTTGATGTAACTACACCACCTCTGATTAATCCTTCATCATATGCAAAACCACCAATACCCCATCTCTGTGGTTCTCCTTTAGATATACCTTTTCTTTGAATACCTCTTAGAATTAAAGGATGTCTAAATAATCCTAATCCTGTATTGAACGAATCTTCTTTTAGATTGAACTTATTATACATTTCATCTAAAAAAGAAGGTGATTGCCTTTTTGCCTGGCCCATACCAATTCCGAATCCATCTTCACCTGAGTTTATACCACCTGCATCATTATATGAACCACCATATGTTTTACCTAATGTAAATGAATTATTAGATATATCTCCGAATAGTGATGTTGTTCCATCAAATACCGTATTATTTGGGTTTACACCAACAAACTTAGAAGCTTCCACACCACCAAATTTAGAATTAAATCCTTTTGCATGAATATCTGTAAGATTGTTTACTTCTTTAAATTCTTTACCTTCATTTTCTAACTTACCACTAAATGTAAAATCAGATGGTGTTGTTTCACCTAAAAACTGAGTTGATGGTTCTGCAGAAGTTGGTGTTGTTTCACCTAAAAACTGAGTTGATGGTTCTGCAGAATTTGGTGTTGTTTCACCTAAAAACTGAGTTTCATTGTTCATATTTGTAGGAGTTGTTTCTCCTAAAAATCTAGATTCGTTATTAGCCAAGTTTGGAGTAGTTTCACCCAAAAACTTATCACCACTCTGTTCACTCATTTCTGTAGGAGTGGTTTCACCTAAAAAATTAGATTGATTGTTCATCTCAGATGGAGTTGTTTCACCTAAGAATCTCGATTCGTTATTGGCTAAGTTTGGTGTAGTTTCTCCTAAGAAATTAGATTGATTGTTCATCTCAGATGGAGTTGTTTCACCTAAGAATTTTTCACCACTCTGTTCACTCATCTCAGATGGTGTCGTTTCACCTAAAAACTTAGATTCATTGTTCATTTCTGTTGGTGTCGTTTCACCTAAGAATTGTACTCTATTATTAGCCTCTTTTGGTGATGTTTCACCTAAGAATTGTTCTGAGTTGTTCATTTCTGTTGGTGATGTTTCACCTTTGAACTTTTCAGTTTGATTTACCATAGTTGGTGATGTTTCACCTTTGAACTTTTCATTTTGGTCAACCATCTTTGGGTCTGTTTGCCCTAAATATCTTTCTACTAAACTCATTGGTTTAGGATTTGTCTCACCTTTGAACTTTTCAGTTTGATTTACCATAGTTGGTGATGTTTCACCTTTGAACTTTTCTGATTGGTTAACTTTTTGAGGATTTACACCTTCTTTATTAGATGTAGTTTGAGAACGTGGAATCTTAGGAGCAGATTCTGCTAAAGAACTCAAAGGAGTTTTATTTAAGTTTTTATTTATACCAAGATTCTCTTTAGATTTCAAAGGTTCTTTCTTTGGCATCCTAAATTTAGATAAATCCGATTTCATATCTTTTAATGCCATTTATTATCCCCCAAAATAACCAGCTAATCTGGTACTTAATTTTCTTGATTGAACTTTTGTTATTTCACTAACCACTTTACCATCTACATTTATCATAATCGGTTGGTTTTGTATATCTTGTCTTAATCCTTTAATTTCATCCACAACTTCAGCCATTGATGATGAATCACTACCTGCTGAATCACTATCTCCACCACCACCTAACGCTTCTGATATTAATGGTAATGCAAATGCAAGAGCAAATAGAGTTGGAAGTAATAATGTTACTATTGCCAACCCACCACTTAGAGCCACTAATGATGCTGATAATATTATAAATGAAGCGGATAATGCAATTAATCCTGGTACTAACATAATCATCGCCGCCATCATTGGCATCACCCCTAAGAATGCCGTTAGATTTGGCATTAATCTTTCAATTGAGTTTGATAGATTCGTTAGTGATAATGACCATAAATTGGTTGCAACTGATGATACTAACATTGCTGGTACTAAAGCTAAAATACCCAATGTTGTTGCTAAGAATGTTGGGAAGAATGGAATCATCGCCGCCGTTGTTGCTAAAAGAGCTCCACTAAATACACCAAAAGCCGCCCCAACCGCAATTAGGTTAGGAGCTTGTTCTGTTAATTTAGCCAAACTTTCTACAAATAATGGCATTACTGCACTTAAAGCTGTTATACCAGCAACAAACGGAATCATTGCCAATCCAAACATTAACATCGGTGGAGCTGCTATCAATAATCCTAAAGCAAATGGAATTAATGCATAACCAAATAACATCAAAGGAATGACCGCCGCTAATAACATTGGAGTTACTCCAATTAGTTCACCCATTTTTTCAACAAACAATGAGATGTTATCACCTAATCCACTAACTCCTTTGTTGAATGCAATTATCCCTACACCCAATACAATCATCGCAGCACCTAATGCTAATAATGCTAATATACCAGCTCCGAATATCATTGCTCCAATACCACTAAACATTACCATACCCAATCCTAATATGATTGCTGTAAATATAACAATTCCTGCGGCTACGGCTAAGATTGCACCAATACTGATATCACCAATTAAATTCATTGCAAATGCAAATGGAATTAATGATACACCAACCACTGCTAATGCGAGTGCTCCTTTTAATAAATCTGCAGTTGGGAATTTAGCAAGAAGATAAAGTGCTCCTAACATTAATCCTAATCCAACCGCCATTCCTAAGTATGGAGCTGGGTCTGTTGGCATTTTTGAAATCGCCATTGCCATAACAAACATACTCGCCGCAACTAATAACATCGCCGCCGCTCCTTTAAGAACATCGGTACTTCCAAATTTACCTATAAAGTTTGCTATAGGATTCGAACCTTTTTTGGATTTAAGAAATTTAGGTGTTGGTAGTTTCCCCATCAACAATAAAATACCATATACAACTAAACCACCTGCAGCGATTGCAGCTAATACTGTTACAACAGTTCCTAATGTACCTAATGCATCTGAAGGACCTGAATCCAATTCTTGTCCACTATTTACAGCTTCAGCGGTTGCATTTTGCATATTCATCATTTCTTCAACTGATAATCCAGTTGCATCTGATATCTGTCTTTGTAATTGTAAGTTACTACCTAATGATGGCCCTACTGAATCAATTAATGCTTTTTGTTCTCTGGCCATTGCCAATGCATCACCAGATGCTTGTGCTGCTCTAATTCCATCGAAACTGATAGCTTTACCTGTTATCATTCTCAACTTCATTTCATCCTTCATAGATTTTTCGATATCCAAAGATTCAGATGCTAAATCCTTCATCTTCTTCATATCAATACCCATCTTTTTCAGTTGGATTACTTCGGTAGCTCTTTGTTTAAGTTGGTCTTTTGTTAAAGTTCTAACTAATGCTTGATTATCTGCGAAATATTCCATCGCCGGCCCAGCATCTTGTCCTAAACTTTGACCTATTTCTTTTACTTCGTTTGCTAAATCACCCGCATCAATTCCAGCATTTTGTAGTGTTCTGGTTAATGATGTTGCCGCTTTAGGGTCTGATAATAATGCGTTTACTTCTGTAATATCTGCAAGTAATGATGCAGGTGGATTGATTTGACCTGTTTCTTCTCTAAGTGCTTTTGCTGATGCAGCAACTTCTTCAAAAGAATATACAAATGGATTTAAGGACATTTGTGCACCTTTGATAGAACCTTCTAATGCCATTGCCTGAGATGCTGAAGCTCCTGTCTCTTTGGCCAAATCCTTCATTCTCTTAACAGCATCACCAATAAAACTTGCTATTTCTTTAAGAATAACTAATCCGACTGCGGCAACTGACATTTTCATTATAGCATCTACCAATTCTCCTGATACCCCTACTGCTGAACCTAAATCTTTGGCTAAATCTTTACCTATTTCTTTTCGTTGTTCTTCTAAATCTTTTAATTCTTTTTTCTTTTCTAATAGTTTAAGTTCGGTATCAAATTGTTCTATTAACTGGTCACTTATATCATTTCCTAATTGGACTTGTTCTGATATGTATGTATTTCTTTCTTGGGTTAGTTTGGTAATTTGTTCACCTAAATTTTTACTACCCTTTAGCTTATCCATAATAATGGCATAGTCTAAGCTCTCGTCCTCAGTAAGTTTTCCAATCTTACCTTTTGTTTCGAGTATTTTACTTAACTCCGCAGAAAGGCTCTTATTATATTCGAGCATTTCTTTTTCGTTATCTCTAAGCTTTTTACCGCTATCTGCCATTATTACCTTTTATTTATAGGTTGAAGAAATCTTTTCTATATTGTGGTATTTTATCTTCAGAACCATACATTCCTTTAAGTAAATCTTTTATTTCACCCTTTTTAGCTTTTATTTTTTTATCAGCTATTTTTTTTAGGATTCTATCTAAAAGACTTTCCCTTAACTTAGGATTTTCTAATTGTTCTCTAATTGTAAGTTTACTCATTGCTTTCCCTTAATAGTTTTATGTACATATAAATATGTAAAAACCCAACAAATAGTTGGGTTCTTAATTATCTTCGTGATTTTGATTTAGCTTTTCTCATTTCTTTATCGTTCATTTTCTTTTCTTCCTGTTTGAATTCGATTATTTTACCAATGTAAAACGTCCGAACCCATATCGGCATATTGTAAACATCCGTAAAGTTGAAACCACCGTTACCATGATAGATAAGGTCGAATATATGAGAATGTAAATGTTTTCTATAGTTTTGAGGAAGGCCAAAAAAAGGTTACATCCATAGGTAGTAACATTTCTCTCCTTTCCCCTGTTTCCTCAGAAACAAATTCATAATTTAAGTCCATATCTGGAACGACTTCGTTAATATAAGCTCTTAAAGATTGTGAATCTAATGCAAATAATTCATTATCTACAAAATTTTTAATTGTTGCAGTATCACCTTCACCATCTACTGAAAGAATCATATTCTTTAATCTTGTAGTTAGTTCTCTTGATGTTGCATCTTTGAGTTTTCTTTGTTTTCTCTCTAATTCCTTTACCTGATGTTTTACTTTTCTCTCTTTAGATTCAGTCATTGCCATAAAGGTAATTTTTCTTTTAGATTTAGGTAATTCAAACTCAAACTCATTCTTATGTAGTTCTGTTTGATTCTTACCATCATAATCTATAGATTCAAATTGAGTTAAATCAATTGTTTCTGTTTGTTTATTATCAGAAAATGGGTCTTGGATTTCTACTTTGTAATCTTTACCATATCCTAATACTCTGGCAGCAATCATAACTGCATTTTTATCACCTGTAGTTAGGTCGATGTATTTGATTGGAGTTCCATCTCCATTTCCTATAATTAGTGATTGAAATAATCTATCTAATACTGTTCCATCTTTGATATATGATTGTGTAGTAAGAATATCTTCTTCTTTTGCAGTCATATACTTCATTTCCACTTTACCTGAAGATAATGGATTATCTTTAGGATAAATTAATCCTTTAGATGGTAAATCTACTATTTCAGTTGGAAATTTATAATCGGATACTTGCTTAGTTTCGTATTGTTTCTTAGCAAGTTCCACCATTTCATCATTGGAAAGATTACTTTGGTATTCGTCTGTTAATTTTTCTTTTGCCATAACGTTTCTCGTTTTAAAACTCTTTTAATATTGGTTAACCATATATAAATATGTAAATATAATTAATTAAACAAAAAAACCCTCACATTTCTGTAAGGGTTTCTTAATATTCAATTTTTATTACAATCCGTAAATTAGTATTGTAGTATTGCGTAATCGTAAGTAAGAGTTAAATCTACAGTTGCCAAATCCTCACCAGTATAATCCATATCTGAGAATTTTGCTGTTTGGATGTAAGCTCCTTTTAAAGTCCATTCTTCTACTTTATCACCAACAGGACCCAAACTGTTAAATGTGATATCTTTTTTATAGAAGTCGGAGTAACCATCTCGTCCTGTTACTGATTCGTGGTGTAATCTTACCCATTCCATAGCTGCTTGTGCTGCTGATGGTACGACTGGGTCATACAATGAAATTGTTAAATCACTCCACTCACTTCTTCCTTTTACATATCGTCTAACGTTAACGTGGTCAATAGTAACCTTTCCGTTTGTTATCTCAGGTCTGTTAGCGGCTTTTATTAGGTACGCTGGGATTCCCTCAATGTACATAATAAATCTGTTCGACATCTTCGGTTCGAATGATGTGAACATTATTTCTGTTGGGTCTAATAGTTGTGCCATTTAGTTTTCTCCGTTGTTATTTCTTTAATATAAATATAGTTCTTTTAAAAAAATAATCAACCCCCCTAATTTATTTTAGGGGAGTTGTTATTATTACATTATTTACTATTCAGGAAATGCTGCTCCTGTCGGTAGTACATTAAAGTCAAGAACTATAAATTCTGCCGTTTTAGCTGGTTGTAAGAATATCTCACCAACCATAATGTTTCTATCAATTACATCTGGAGTGTTGTTGGTTTCATCCATCACCACTTTAAATGCATATAAACCTTGTCTTTGTTGAATTGATTCTAAGTAAGGATTAACGATTGATAAGAATCTGTTTCTAGTCGCTGCAGTGTTATTTTCAAACACTAAGTATCTAGTTGAAGAAGCAATAAACTTCTTAACAGCAATTAACAATCTTCTTACATTGATTCTATCCAATGCAGATGGTTTAGCTTGTAATGTTTTCTGTCCAAATACAGTAACACCTTGACCAGGGAACGTTGCGATAGGATTCAATCTACCTTCGTAAAGTGCATCTCTCTCAACTCTAGTCAATCTTGTCTTAGCTTCAATTACCGAAGTTAATCCACCTCTGTTCAATCCAGCAGGAGCGAACCATTCAGCGGCTACTTGGTCATTAAATGCTATAACACCTGGAAGTACAACCGATGGTGGCACCCAAACAGGTTTGTTTTTATCTGTATTAAGTATCTTAACCCAAGGATAGTAAGAAGCTACATAGTTTGAATCAAATGCTTGAACTGCGTTAGTTGCAGTTGAGATTGAATCACTCCATGCAGATGCATCCATTACAAAGAATGTATCTTGTCTATCTTCACACATATCTTTAGCAAATACAGATACAGATGAATGTAATCTGTGAATGATACCTGGTAATACTAACATATTAATATCAAATTCATCAGGATTAGATACTGAGTTAATTGCTTTTCTGAAAGCTACTGTACCAGTTGCTGTATTAGAAGAACAATCATACCCTTGTGTATTTCCTGCAGTAATATCATTTCCTAAAGAAACGATTCTGTTTGATTTATATCCATCAAACCCACCTTGAAATGGTACTAAGAATTTTCTAGAATTAATTGATGTTACTTGGTCATTCAATGATATAGAACCAGAATTAGCTGCCGTTGATGATGGATAATTAGCTCCAGCATCTTGGTTGTTATCACCTAAATAGAACGCTGTTCCTACAACCGCAGTTGATGAATCAGGTGTTGGTGCTAAAAAGTTTCTATTATCTGATGTTGCGAAATTAAAATCATATCCCCAAAATCTTTTTGGATTATAAGATTGATTAATTTTTTGTTCAGATACATAAGAAGGATTCGGTACATCGAATTTACTTCCATATGGGTTCTGTAATGCTGCAAATCCAAATGGTACTAATGATTCATCAACACCTTTGTTTTTAACTGCATTTGTTACTTCTACTCTAATATTTTCTGAGTTGTTTGGATAATCACCATTAGTTGATAATTTTCCATCTGAATCCACCGTAATGTATTTATCACCGATTACTCTAGCGATAAAGTTTGGTGAATCAGCGTCTAAGTTAACACCTTGAAAGGTTTCAACTAAGTTAGGTCTGATATCTGAATCTACAACTCCTACAAATGGAGAACCAGCAATCTTATCTTGGTCAACTCGTCTTACAACTACAGTAAATGAACCATACTCAGAACCAGGTACCGAACCAGCTGGTTTGATATCTTGAATACCGATTTTAAATTCATAGTTAGTTGCCGTACCATGTGATAAAGTATGGAACTTAAATAAATTTGTAGTGTTTCCACCAACTTTTTGTGATGTGATATAAGGTGTAGATGATTCACTATAAGCTTTTGTATAATCTACATCTTTACCAAAGTCGATTGTTACAACAGGTATTTCACCAGTTGCAAATGAAGCTGATTGGAATGTTTTAAAGTTTGATAACACATATCCTTTTTGTGCACCTCTTGGTGAAAATCCGAATGATTTAGTATAGTAATCATTACTTGTTGGATTTAAAGAAGCACTAAAGTTAGTGTTTGTAAATGTAGAACCAGATACTCCTAATGTAAATATAGATGCAGATACTGAGGTTGACGCTTTGTGGTCTCCTACTGAACTACTTCTAAATACATCAACATCTGATGTTACTTCTGTGGTTGGGTGTAGTACAGCTACTACCTTTTGACCATGCGATGATGATATCGATAGTGCTATTGGGTTTTCAAGAGTGTATCCATCTTGTCCTAATACCCTAACGATTGTTGCAGTTCCTGCATCTTCCAAATACGCTTGAGCTGTATATGGTAGATATGAATCTTCTGTCAATCCACCGAATACTTGCTGAAACTTTTGAAATGAGTCTACTTTGGTTGGAACAAATGCTGGGCCTTTAACTGTTGACCCTACTAATGCTGCTCCAATTTCACCAATCCCTTGAGGTAGAAACGACAAGTCCTTTTCTCTTGTAAAAACGCCAGGACTTACTATTCTTTCTGCCATTTGATTCTCCTATTAATTTCTTTTGGTTTATTATACTAATAAATACTGAGAAAATTGTGAAACGATATATTTATTCTGCCGGTGTAAAAATACCCGTCTCTAAATCGAATTCACCATCTCCGTATTTTTCTTTTAATTCACCTGCCAAAGTAATTTCTTCTTGTCTAAGTTTTACATAATTAGCTTCTTCTTCACTTCTAACATTATCTAGCTGAGTTTGTTGAGCTTTCAAAATAATACTCTCTATTTGAATCTCACCCAATCTGGCTGTTATTTGTGAAAAATTCTCTCTAAAACCTTTGATTTGAGAAATTTCTTCTTCAGTAAATTTAATTACTTCTTTTTGTTTTGCTTCTGACATAACTTTAATTTTAATTTAACTTATACATATAAATATAAAAAATTATTTTGAAAGATTAGATTTCCAAACTATTTTTGATACTCCGAATACTTTTTGTGTATTTATTGTTTTCTTTCCTCTATCTTCTGGTACAATATATGCTTTTGCAGTTAGTGTTACATTACTTCTAACTATACGTTCTTCACCTACTCCATTGGTTGTATCAAATGAGTAAGATTCACCTTTGATTTGGAACTTATATCTTTCACCAAATGCACCACCTTGAAAATAAACTATTTGTTCTACTAACTTATTTAAATCTTCCATATAATCACACCATACGATTAAATCATATTGTATGTTTACATAATCAGGTACATCAACGATATACCTTTCTTCTTTTGGTGGTAACATATTTGTTAACTGAGAAAACGCATCGTATCTATTATTTTTACTATATTTTTTAGTAAATGCTTTTGTACTATCTTCATCAGTAACTACTTTTAGTTTTGAATAATCTGTATTAATATCTAATGAGTTTCGTTTAAATGAAATAAGTGGTGTTTGTACTTTACCGTTACCATCTTTCATAAAACCATCTCTTTGAGCTGATGCCCAATTTTCAGGAGATGCATACATTACAGGTACAGCGATATATTTACCACTTTCTTCTATAGTAGGTTTTACATCTTTTTCTAAGAAATCCTTAAATGCCAAATCAATATCATAGATACCAACTTTTGAATTTTTAACATCATCATTTCTACGAATTTGTCTGGCTTTATTTAGTTTAGGAGTATCTGAAAAAGAACTATCTATTCTTTTTAAATCTACCTTTTCATCTCTATTTGTTCTATATTTGTATGCCATTTTAGATTCCTACTGGTAAATCATTACTATTATCATTAACACCTACTCTAAAATCATCTCTTAATTTTAGTTGACTCTTTCTAGCCACATGAGTTTCTGCAACAACTGATACACTATATCCTTGTGAATCACCACCATCCCAAGTTGCAGGATTCTTTCCAGCAAAGAATTGGTTTGTAAATGTTACATCTACTATATGTTGTTCATCGTTCCATTCAATTACATCACCAACTTCAGGATATACATTTTTTTCTACTAAGGTATCTCTTAAAAAATAAAAACTTACGTTTCTTGTGTAAGATGTACCGAACTCATCAAATATAGCTTCAGCATTTGTTCTATCAACTAATGTTGGTATTTTTACAGGATTATAATAAGTTTTATCTTTACCTTCACCATAAAGGTTTGCTTTGGTTTCATCTATAATTAATTTATAGTAATACACTTCAGTATCAATAATATCAGTTATTAACTCTTTATTGATTTTACTAAAAAGTGCTGCATCTCGTTTTCCACCAAATAATGCCATTGTTTACCCTATATAAATTGCACGAGGAACTCTATTGAGAGTTAATTCCATCGCTTCTGATTCTTCTTGTTGTGCTTGTAGTAATGCTTTTCTAGAAGTAGCTTCTAAGTTTTCTCTTAATTCTGAAATTAAGATTTCTTTTTCAGATGAAGCCTCACTTCTTAAATCAGCACCATCCAATGTTATTTCTGAGTTAGGGATTGGTACGGAACTAAATTTAGCTCTTACTGCACCTAACATTTCTTTGGCCAACGCCAATGTATATTTTTCAATCCATCGTTTACCAACGTGATTAATACTATTATAAGGTATTCTATCATATCTAGCATTTGAATAATCAGATACTACTGAATCACCTAATAGTGGATTATTTCTTTCTGATTCTAATATGTAGTGGAAATGAACTCTTGCACCTGCATCACTTTGTTGTGGTATTGGAAATATTCTAACTTTATTATTTTTTACATCAAATCCAAATTGTGATTTACGAACCATATCATTAAATTCAATAGCTTGTAATCTTAATAAATCATCATAAAGTGGTTGCATCATAAATGAAACACCTGGTGAGTAATTACCCCATCCAAAAGTATCCATCATTTGTTGTGAACCTAAACCAGTTCCTACGAATGGGTCAAAGTATCTAACCATAGCAGGTGGTGCATTATGTAATATCTTTTTTATTTCTATTCTATCAACACCTGCACTACCTGTTTCAAGAGTTACAGTACTTGGGTCTGATAAATCATAAACTTGAGTATCACCACTTAATAAGAATGA